TACGACAACGCCCCCGGAGGTAAGATACAGATTCCCGTCTTTCGAATAGCCGTTATCCACCTTCTTTTCCAGCAATTTCTTGATCGCCTCCAGCTCCTTGGCATAATCCCCGTCCAATTTACCGAGCAAGTCTTTCAGCCGGACCTTCACGTAAGAGACGTTAAGACCTTTCTCCTCCAAGGCCGGCAAAGAGTTTACGAAATCCATGCTCTCCGCTACACGGAGATCCTCTACGCTAAGGGAACCCGCCTCTATAGCGTTCTTTACGATCGGGGTTAAAGTCTCGACCAGTTCTTTAATTTCTTCGAGAGTATATGCCATGGGATCAAGATTGCTTATAGGGTTACCGTCTCGTTAAATATCCTGTCGAAAGCGTTTTGCACCTTCGTATACGCGCTTATCCATTCCTCTCCGGTAAGGCTGTCCGGGGATTCTTGGAAGAAAGAGAGCCTTTTGTTACGATCAGCGGACGCGTACCCGATACGGGTACCGGCATCGTATATGTAGGCATCTATATGCTGGAATGGCTCGCTTTCTTTACGGGATGCCTCTATCTTCACGAAACCCGTGGAAGATAGGGCTTCTGTTAAGGACTTATTGATTGTAGTCGTTTCCATTTTTCTTTGTTTTAGGGGTTAGTAACTCGTTCATGGCATTTTTCAAGGGGGCGATAAAGGATGATCCCATGATGATCTCCTTGATGGACTCAGCCATAGGTCTCGGAACATCGATAGCTTCCTTGCTGTAGTATATCTTCTTTCCGAAATCAGAGACAGCGATATCCGCCGTACGTCCATAGACCAAGTTTCCTACCTCTTTTGTCAAGTCAATAACTACGGGATCGCCTTCTACCGTAGCGTTAATACTTACTTTACTGAAATCTACTTTCATAATTCTACTGTTTTAAAAAAAATCTATGATCCTAATAAAATATTTCCGTTGTCATCGGTCACTCCGACGATTATGCCGCCCATAACACGAAGACGGACGTTGTCTAAGTCAAAATCTGCGGGGTTGAAAGAAACTCCGGGATAATGATAGCGGTACATGTCAGAACTCTTATAAATAGAAAATCCGGAACAACGCATTTGGCCCGTAGCAAATACCGACCCACTGAAAAAGCCTGCGTACTTAGATCCATCCGGAGGAAAATTCGATCCCCATCCGTCTGTTGATCCATATATGGCTACGCCAAAAGTGTTGCATATACCAGATATACACGCATGGGTATCAGCGGAATTGCTCCAAGCCCCTACCATCGTTTTACAACTTGTTCCGGTATTGTATGTATATCCTCCCCCTACAGTCAACCTAAAGGAGGTATTACCGAAATAGTCAGAGCCAGTCCAGTTAAGACCTTTATAACTATTCAAGGAGAACGCACCGATACTCAAGGTACTGCCTACGACAAGGTCTTTAACGTTTATCAAGTCCGCTTGAATATACCCTCCCGCTATAAGCGTCTGTCCGTTTATTATCACGCTCGCCAATTTGTTCGCTCCCACACTGGCGCTACCTGTAAGTTTCCCTGTTAATTCCGCTTGAAGGGCTTTGGCCAGGTCTTCTTTTGTGATAGACCCACTTTTCGTATAACCTAAAAGAGTGTTGTTTAAGGTAGTCAGATTGACCTTGTTCGATATTTCTTGACTTAATGCCCAAGACAGATCATCGGATGAGACACCATCTTTCCACGCCATCGATCCTAGATCACCTGAGTTAACCTTGTTCTTGATCGTATTCTGGGTGCTTAGGTCAAACATGGAAAATGTCACGAAACCATTCAAATTGAGTCGGCTAGCGTTTATCTTGATCGTCTCCGCCGTCTGGTTGATGCTCGATATAATACTATCCTTAGATACCTTCAGATTAATATTGTCAGCGTTCACCTTGATAGCCGCCTCCATCTCGGTTTTCAGCCCGGATACGTCGGTCTTCTTGGCGTACAGCGTCAAGCTCTCATCTACACCGTCCAGCTTTAAGCCTAGGCTTGTCACTGTCTGGTTTATGCTGTCAGTCTTGTCAACATACAAGGATAACGTGCTGGTCGTATTATCCAATTCTGCCCCCATGTCCGTCACCGTGCCGTTCAACGTGTCGATCTTTTGGGCGTACATGCCGATCTTCTCGTCCGTCTGCAGAAAAAGGGTGGACATCTCCAACCGTAGATCCTCCACGGGATGCGTGGACATCTGGACGTTGTAGATATATATTTCCCCCGTATAATTCAAGATGAAATCACCTGTTCCGTTCCATTTGCCGGAAAATTCCTCTTGAACGAAGGTATCCGTAATCGCCAACGGTTTGCTTACGTAAAGGCCCTGTCCGGAGAATCCGGACGTTAACGTACCGGCGGTCTTTACCATGTACATGAAGGATACGTAGTAGGTAGGCCAGACCTTCGTCCCGTCGGGCATCTCCAGTTGGCCGTCCGGTTTGTTCTTCAGGTAGGAGTTTAATTGCTTTACTCCCGAGTTCTTGATATAAAGGGCCTTGCGGCTGGATACCTCCACGATTCCTGTAACCTTATCCTTCTCAGCATAGAAGGAATCGTTCACGGCCATGAAACGCTCCTTCACCGTGAATAGCGACACGTCGTTACCGAGTACCCATCCTACCGTATCAGCGGAGAAAGAGGCGTTCGTGAGGCAATTATCCTTCTCCGACAACTCGTAGCGCACGGAAGACATCTCGCTGGAAAGCCTGCCTTCCACGATCTCGAACTTGGTCTTCACGTTCTCGCCCGTATCGAGCATGAACTGCCCACGGGCGTAAAGATTCTCCACGTACGCCCCGTCACCGTCCAACCTTCCGAAATAGGGCGTGACCAGACCGTTCATGTTCCCGATACGTACCTTCACGCAGTTTTCCGGATCGGTCTTCATCCCACGGATCACGTCCATGTAGGGCGTGCCGAACTCATCCACCGTGGTGATCTTCATGATGCCGCTGCGGGTGGAGTTATCCGGATTATCCACACGACAAAGGGTATCCCTCTTGGCTATGTCCGATAGATTTCCCACGAAATTCGTGAAACGGAGCCAGTCCAGACGGTTCTCGCCATCGGAGAGGTCCCCTACGGCCACTTCCACCACCTTCAGCTCGTAGGACTTCACCATCTGGTAATCGTTCTCCAAGGTAGGATCGCCTTGAAACTGCTGTACCATGAGGATATCGCCTTCCCGGAACGGGTTGTACAACCTGCCTCCGTCGGTATCCAAGTAGATCCGGCCGGTCTCCGGGTCGTAATGATCCACCTCCATCATTCCGGCGAAGATGCGGTTATCATTCTCGCCAAGCAGTTGCGAGACCACGAACGTATATACTTTAAGCTCGTTACGTACCGAGATCGAATCGATCTCCAACTTGTATTTAGTCTCCTCCACACCGGCGGCGTTCGTCACCTTGTAAGGCGCTATCATGAATCCCGTCCCGTTCGGGAAACCGGAGGCGAATGTAGGAGAGGAAAGGGAACCGGCGAACATGGAGTCATGCTTCACCTTCAAGTCCTTTACCCATGCCGTGCCGTCGGCGAAGATACGGAAACCGTTCTCGTGCTTGAAACTATCAGCGTCACGGTCTGAGTAAATGGAGGATTTCTCGCCGGATAGAATAATATCTTGCTCAAATGTAATATCAAAGCCCGCTACATCCGGCATATCCTTCCGGAGATAACGGATATCGAAATTGTCCAAAAGGAATTGGTTATTATCCTTTATCTCCTTCAGCGCCCTCAGTGAAGAGAAAGCGTTCTCGTCCGTAGGAAGCGTCAAGTCGAATTCCTTGACCAGATAGATATCACTACCGCCCCCACCCGCACCAACCGGATGCATATCGATCCCATCCAGATCCTTTACGATAGAATTCTTGATGGAGTCGTGCAACCCTCCTAAAGTAACGGTGCCGAAAATCTCCGTATGAGGCTGTTGTACAGGAAACAGAAGGTCTACGGTTAAAGCTGGTTTCGGAAACTCAGCTAACCGTGGGGGGAAAAAAAAGAGAGACAACAGACGACCCCCCCCCCCGATTCTTCATAACAAACAAAAAAGGAAAGCATGAGCTAGAATACAGGCATCTGCCAAATGAATC